TATCGCATATATCTTTTGATATAGTTCATAGAGTTGGTCATCATTAGTTCTCATAGTTAATCCTCGTCACTAAGTTCATCATACACTCTGACCGATAAACTTTCATTGTCACTTGTAACAATATTATTTCTGTCAAGTGCTTTGCCTACAATTTCCCAAATTTGATGCACTTCTGAGTCATCTAAGAAATCTACCATGTTATAGTAAACTTCATTTCCCTCTTGGTAAGGGTCATCATCAGGGAATGTATATTTTACTCCCTCTGGTCTATATCCTTTAGGGTCGGTCATGTTAGTCTCCGTATTCATTAGGGTTACACTTTACAGGCTACGCACCTTGATAAACTTGGTCATACATTCTTGACTCAACTAGAGTCATGTGAACATCAAAGAGTTTATCAAAATCTACTCCTTCCATATCCCAATCGGATACATAATCCCATTGCTCCCAATGAGTTTCACCATTCTTAAAAGTTGGTGCTGAACAAAAATTTCCTTCATCATCTAACCAGAATGTTCTTCCAAAGTGTAATGATAATAAATCCACGCTTGATGTAAACTCCATCATAATTCTCTAGTATATTCACTAGGGTTACACTTTAGGGGGCCGTCTTTTTCTTAACTTATCTACAAAATTTCTTGCTGATTGTTCATTCCTGCAAAACTTAAGTATCTCACCATTATGAACTATTGCCAAAGATTTACCTTTAGATGGAATCGCATAGTATCCGTCTCTAGTTGCAAATCCTTTAGTAGCATTTTTGTAATAGTTGTAGATTGATCTTAGTTCTTTTGTTTCTTTATCCATAAATCCTTTTCATAATAAGTTTGCCATAATCGTGGTTCAGTTCACACCCAATATAGTCTCTATTAAGAGACTTGGCTGCAACTGCTGTAGTTCCTGATCCCATGAATGGATCAAGAATTAAGTCACCTTCCTCACTCCCTGCTAATATGCAAGG